GCTCAGACAGGGTGGATCACTCACTCAAGAAGTTTGTCCAAGTTAGATCCGTCTGGAGCAAGAGAAAACCACGGAGATAGGCCAACAGCCGATTCTTTGTTATGGAAAGCAATGTCTAAGTATCCTGTGACTAGGAAAATCAAGAAAGTCGTTCCGGAGGGGTCTTTTGCGTTTAGGAGACTGGTCCGTAGTGAAAAACAGACAACCAAGGAGACGTGGTAGTGGCAGAGTTCACAAAGATCAGGGAATCAGTTGACTATTCCAGGCGTAAGTTGCAGCCATTCCGAGAACAGCGAATGCACGCACTTCGCTCGTATGTGGGCTACCACTACTCGGATTCTGGTGCCGGTGACAAGATGCCGGTCAACCTGTTGGAAATGGCTATTTCGATCTACAGGCGGCAACTTGCTGCCCAGACGCCAAGGGTTCTTATTACCTCGAAGGTCGAGGAACTGAAGCCAGCGGCGATGAGTTTCGAGATCGTGATGAACAAGATGCTCGATGAGATCGACTTCGGCACCACATTGCAGAACTGGGTTATGGATGCCCTGTTCTCCGTTGGGGTTATGAAAATTGGCATCTCTCCCGATGACGAGAAGTCTGCTGAACTAGAAGGCTGGATGCGAGACCCCGGCACCGTGTTCGCAGACACCATTGACCTGGATGACTTTGTGGTGGATATGACCGCTCGCAAATGGGACCAGGCGGAGTACATCGGCAACAGGTACACGCTTCTTTACGACTACATCAAGGAAAGCGACATCTTTGGGGGCCAAACTAAGAAACTAAATCCCCAGCCGATGCAGTCCACCAATGAGCAGGGCGACGAGAAAAGCCAAACCCTTTCCATTGGGCAGGATCGTTCTCAAGCAGACACAAGTAATCGAACAGTTGAGTTGTGGGATATCTGGCTTCCCTACGAGAACAAGTTTGTTACTTTCCAAGCAGATCAGGATGGAAGCATTAGAGACGACCTGGTTCTAAGAGAAGTTGAGTGGGAGGGACCAGAAGAGGGGCCTTACCACATATTGTCCTTTGGAGATGTGCCGGGCAACCTCATGCCCCTGTCGCCAATTTCAAGTTTGATTGACTTGCATGATCTCGCCAATCGGATGTTCCGCAAGATGGGGCGACAAGCAGAGCGACAGAAGACCCTGACGGTAGTGGCTGGCGGGGCGGACGAAGACGGACAAAGAGTTGTGCGGGCTAATGATGGCGACACCATTAGAAGCGACCGACCAGAAGCCACCAAAGAGATTCGATATGGCGGGGTAGATGCTCCGTCTTTGGCGTTCCTTATCCAGATCAAGGATCTGTTCTCCTACTTTGGGGGCAACCTTGACGTGATGGGCGGACTTGCCAAGGGTGCCGACACCCTGGGGCAAGAGCGCCTGCTGAAGCAAAGCAGCGCCATGAAGGTTGTTGACATGCAGGAGCGCACCACCAAGGCTGTTCGGAAGGTGATGCAGGCAATGGCCAAGTGGGTGTACTACGACCCCGTGAATGAATACCCAATTGAAAAGGAAATTGGCGAATCCGGTATTTCGATTCAGACCTCTTTCCCGCCGGAAATGCGGGAGGGCGATCTGGTTGAGTACGAACTGGATATTGCTCCGTATTCCATGCAGGACAGAAGCCCTGCCGAGCGAGTCCAAACCATGCTCGAAATGATGACACAGGTCATTCTGCCTATGGCTCCGGTACTTCCCCAGTACGGCATTCAGCCTGACTTCAAGAAGTTCATGCACTACATCAGCAAGTATTCCAACACGCCAGAACTCGACGACATTCTTGGCCTCATGTCCGACGAGGATATGGTTCGGGCTATGGAGATGTCTGGTGGCGGGGAAGTGAAGCAGTCTCCGGTGACAACTCGAAACTACGTTCGAGAGAACCGATCAGGGGCAACCCAGCAAGGCAAGGATGATGTAATGAGCCGCATTCTTATGGGTGGAGATGTGCAGCCGTCAGAGGTTCAGAACGCAGCGTCTTGATGAGGAATATAAATGCCTACATACTGCTATCGAAATCCCAAGACCAACGAGGTTGTCGAAAGGTTCATGACCATTGCAGAAATGTATAAATTAGAAACCAGCGGTGGGATGGTTATTGACAATGTTGTCTGGGAGCGGGATATTGCCAGCGAACACGGCGGCTTTACAAAGACCGGAGGGTGGCCCTTGAAAAGCGATGCTGCTGGCGTTCATCCAACAGATGCAATCAAAGCAATGAAGGGTGCGACTAAGATAGGCGTACCAACCGAATTTGACACAAACACCGGCCAGGCGATATTCCGTGACAGATCCCACCGCAGGGCGTACCTGCGAGCGATGGGCATGAACGACCGGAACGGCGGCTACGGAGACTGAAATGGCAAAGGAAGATGCCCAAGAAGCGACAGAAATCACGGACGACACCGGAACCGAGTCACCCGAGGCCGAGGTATTTTCAGAACTCGACATTGAAGAAGAGATTTGGGAGACCGAGCCGACCGACGACGAGAATACAGATCAGCCAGACGAAGAGAACAAAGAAGAAATTGCAGATGTTGAGGAAGTTGCGGAGCCAGAAGAAGCAACAGAAGATCCAGAAGCCTCAAAGGGGCTCACAGCCGATCAAATTCAAACTTTGGCCGGTATGGGATTTGATGAAGCAGATATTCTCTCGCTGAAACAATCGCCTCTTTTGGACAAAATTATTGATTACGGCTCTGATGAGCCGAATAAAACTACTGATACCACCACAGACGGTGATGAAATACCAGGTTCGCCTGATGAAAAATCTGAAGATGGCTACAAGGTGACTCTTGACGAAGATGTGTACGATCCTGACTTGATCCAACAGTTCAGGTCAATGAAGAACCACTACGACAAGAAGATCGCGGAATTGAATACGGTAATTCATTCCCTCGGTGATGAGGCGTATACATCGAGGGTTGACAGACTGTTTGCAGATTCCGGCTTGGATAAGTTCGTTGGAACTGGGTCAACAGCAGAGTTGGTGCCAGGAACAATGGAAGCCAGAAACAGACGATTGATTCAAGATGAGTTAGTTGCTCTGACTGCCGGATATGAGGCAACTGGGAAAGATACCCCTGCTTTCAAGGAACTTTTCCATCGTGCAGCAAGGGCGGTACTAGGAGATGACATCAACGATACTGTGCGGCAAGAATTCGTCAAAAAGGTCGAATCTCGCCACAAGCAAAGGATCGCGCGTCCCTCCAACAGAGCGTCAAAGAGTAAAGGTTCCGTTCAGCAGGCCGTGACTAGCGTTTCACAAATGATGAAAGATCGCGGAATGATGGACGACAATGTGGATTCTTTTGAATAAAGGTAATTAGCGATGGCAACACTTCAAGCAGCCGACATCGCTGACCTCATCACAACTACCCAGAAAGACCTGGGCAAGTTGCGCTGGACCGACATCGCCTACGATCTTCAGGAGTATGTGGCTTTGCCCATGATTCTCCAGAAGAAAAAGGTGTCGTTCCAAAGTGGTCAGGCGATTCAGTGGAGCGTGATGCACAAGACCAGCGGTGCCGCAAAGGACACTGGTCTTTATGAGACGGATAACGTGAACGTGGCAGACGTCATGACCACGGCAACTATTCCGTGGCGTCACTTGACAACAAATTACGCAATCGAGCGACGTGAGATTGCGATGAACACAGGCCCGGCACAGATTGTTGAGTTGGTACGGATTCGCCGTAACGACGCAATGATCGACCTGGCTAAGCACATGGAACAGCGCTTCTGGGCCAAGCCCGCAAGTTCAACCGACAACAAGCAGTCGTTCGGTGTTCCATATTGGATTGTGTATAACGCTACCGAAGGTTTTAACGGTGGTAACCCCTCTGGCTTCTCAAGCGGCGCAGGCGGCATTGATTCGTCCGCAGCCGGTTTTGACCAGTGGAGAAACTACACTGCCCAGTATGCCTCTGTCACAAGTACGGACCTGATCCGTAAGTGGCGGCGTGCTGCGACGTTCACCAACTTCAAGCCCCCTGTTCCTGGTAGCCCCTACGGCTCTGGACAGCAGTACGGCTAC